CATTCTCGGCAACGCCTTCCAGATCTGGCCGGCGGTCAGCACTTCCGAATATCTCGGCTTCGAATACGTCTCGAAATACTGGGTAATCGACGGCAATACGCAGTCTCCCAAGGGCTCGTTCACGCTCGACAGCGATACCTGCCTGTTCGACGATCGTTTGATGGTCACAGGGCTGAAGCTCAAATACTTCGGCATCAAGGGGTTCGAGACGCAGCTATTGCAGGACGAGTATGACTCGATCCTAAGTGCGCTGATGGGCGCAGAACAGGGGGCGCCGATGCTCTCCATGGCGCCGCGGCTCTCGAATATCCTGCTGGGGCCCGAGAACATCCCGGACAGTTTTGGACCGTTTACAGGCTCGTAAATGACGAACGTAACCGGCATCGCGGCACAGGCGCAGAAGCGCCGCAGGCAGGCCCAGGGACAGCGCTCGACTACCGTGAACCTGCCAGCACCGATCGGCGGCTGGAATGCTCGAGACTCGCTCGCGCAGATGGCTCCGGAAGATGCGGTATCGCTGACGAACTGGTTCCCGACGACGTCGGATGTGATGTGCCGATTTGGCTATACGAAATGGGCCACGGGGTTTACGCAGCAGGTTAACACGCTGATGCCATACAACCCGGCGAGCGGCATATCGAAGCTGTTCGCGGCGGCCGGCGCCGGTATCTATGATGCGACGAACGGTGGTGCAATCGGCGCTCCTGTTGTATCGAGCCTGACGAATGACAAATGGGCGTACACGAATTTCGCGACGAGCGCGGGCCCATTCCTCGGGATTGTCAATGGGCAGGATGGCTATTACGTCTACAACGGCACGACATGGCAGAGCGTCACTTCGAGCTCGTCTCCGATCTCAATAACCGGCGTTGACCCGACGAAACTCAGCTTTATCACGTCGTTCGCTCAGCGCGTGTGGTTCATCGAAAAGAATTCGCTGAATGCATGGTATCTGCCCGTAAGCAGCGTCGGCGGCAATGCTCAGTTATTTCCGCTGCAAGCGATTTTTCGTCAGGGCGGATCCCTCGTATCGATGGGAATCTGGACCGTTGATGGCGGATATGGCATGGAGGACAACCTGTGCTTTGTGTCATCCGAGGGAGAGGTCGCTGTTTATCACGGCACCGATCCATCCCAGGCGACGACATTCGGACTGGTCGGCGTCTACCAGCTCGGCTCACCGATGGGATCCAGGTCGTTCCTGAAATACGGCGGTGATCTGCTGTACATAGGAAAGGATGGACTAGGACCTCTGTCCGCCATGCTTGCATCGACGCGCGTGAATACCGCAGTCAATCTTACGGCCAAAATTCAGGGCGCAATTTCTCAGGCAACCAGCCTGTACGCGAACAATTTCGGCTGGTGCATGGTGCTGTTCCCGCTGCAGAACATGATCATCCTGAACGTGCCTGTCGGGCTTGATCAGCAGCAGCAGTACGTGATGAACACGATCACGGGTGCATGGTGCAACTTCACCGGCTGGAACGCGAATCACTGGGAGAGGTTCGAAGACCGGATCTATTTTGCCTCAAACGGTTATATCGGTCTTGCGTGGAATGGCCTGAGTGACGATAGCGCGAATATCAACGCTACCGCACAGCAGGCGTTCAATGAGTTCGGCACGCCTCTGCAAAAGCGCTTCACGATGATGCGCCCCATCCTCTGGACGAACGTCGCGCCTGGGCTTGCCGCAGCGATCAATACCGATTACGACCAGAACATTCCGATGTCGTCTCTCAATTTCTCGCCAGTCCTTTTCGGACTATGGGATACCGGATTGTGGGATTCGTCGATATGGGGTGGTGGTTTGCAAGTTGCCAAAGCATGGCAGGGCGTAAGCGGGCTGGGGATGACTGGTTCTCCTACTTTGCGCGCGTCAGTCAATGGCACGGAAACCCATTGGGCAGCGTCCGACATCGTGTTCGAGACGGGCTGGTCAATATGAAGCGCATCGTCTGGGATCAGCCCGAACGCGTTATGCGATTCGTCGCGGAGCGTGTGGGCGAGTGTGAATTCTTCGGTTACACGGCGATCGGGCTCGAGCGTAACGGAGAACTCGTTGCGGGTGTCGTTTTCGAGCAGCACAACGGCCCGAACGTGATGATGCACGTGGCCTCCGATGGATCGCGTCAGTGGATGACGCCGGCTTACATGGCCGCGTGCTTTCGCTATCCCTTCCTCCAGCTCAACGTCAATCGCGTGAGCGGACTCGTGCGCGCTGATAACGCTGCTGCCCAGCAGTTCGATGTGAAGCTTGGATTCGTGCGAGAAGGCACTGTTCGCTGTGGCGCGGCCGATGGAACCGATCTCTTTCTGTACGGGATGCTGCGCAACGAATGCCGCTATCTCGATGGCAAATATCACGAAGCTTTATTGAGGGCAGTGCAATGAACCTCCTGAAAATGCTGAAATGGGTGTTGCTCGACCAGTTCACACTGTATGGTGGCGGGGGGAAGGGAGGCGGTGGCGGCGGCGGTCCCTCCTATCCAGATCCCAATGTTGTTGCAAACGCAACCACGCAGACCAACGAGCAAACGGCGGCCTATAACAAGGCGCTGAACCTCAACAACTACAGCAATCCGTTCGGCTCCCAACAATCGCAACAGATCGGAACGGACCCGAATACGGGCGCGCCGATCTACAACACCTCGGTCACGGCGAATCCTCAGTTGCAGTCTGCCCTGAATTCTCTCCTTGGGGAGGCAGGTCAGAGCGGGGCAATTAATGCACAGGCTCAGTCGGGGATTAATGGCCTGTTCGGCAATTTCGGGAACCTTAACCAGAGCCTCGGTGGTCTGGGGAGTCAGTATTCAGCCCTGTCTCCCCAATACTCAGCGCTGTCTCAGGGGCTTGGATCACTCGCCGGTCAGCTGAATCAGGGGCAGGCTGCGGCAGCTCAGCAACAAGGTCAGAACGCCGCGTACGCCGCTCAGACTCAATACCTCGATCCACAATTTTCGCAGCAGAAGGAATCGCTCGATGCGTCGCTGGCTAATTCCGGGTTGACGCCTGGTTCGGAGGCGTACAACAACGCCATGACGAACTACAACAACACGAAGCAGCAGGCCTATAGCAACGCGCAGAACCAGGCAATCATGACGGGCTCGCAGATTGGCGCCCAGAACCTGCAAAACCAGATCGCAGGCATCAACACGCAGGCTGGCCTCTATGGTCAGCAGGCCGGGCTTCTCGGCAACCAGGCTGGTCTCCTCGGCGCGCAAGCCGGCCTTTACGGCCAGATGGGTTCGAATCTTGGCCAGCAGGGTTCTTTACTTGGGCAGTCGGTCGGCATCGGCCAGGTTCCGTATTCGAACCTCCAGTCGATCGCGAGCATGATCCCCGGTTATTCGGGGACTGGCCAAAGTGGTGCATCTCCTGCAGACATCGCGGGTCTCTACAACAACCAGTACCAGTCGCAGCTCGCCAATTACAACGCCGGCCAAGCGTCATCGAACAACACGATGTCCGGTTTGTTCGGGCTTGGCTCCGCTGGGCTGCTCGCATATGGCCTGTCCGATCGACGCGCGAAGCGGAATATCCGGCGCGTGGGGACCTTCCCGAACGGCTTGCCGGTGTACTCGTATCGCTACGCATGGGAACCGGAGAATGTCGTGCATATCGGCTTCATGGCCGACGAAGTGCGCAAGGTGGCGCCGCATGCAGTTCTCCGCGGCGCTGACGGATTCGATCGTGTCTGCTACCGGATGGCGGCTTAAATGTTCGGCGATATTGGCGACTACTTCAAGGCCACAGTCGGAGAGGCTGGCGACCATCCGTGGCAGGCGGCCGGCGCCGCGCTCGGCGTGCCCGGGTGGGATCCGTTCTTCGGGGGTCTCTTCAACAATCGCCCGGGCGGCGCGCTCATCAGTCCGACGGGCAACTTCACGTCCAGCGCGTGGGACGACATGTACAAGAACAACCCGAATTCGACGGGTGCGCTTGACACGTTCCATAAGGTCAATTCCGTTGCAGACGTCGTCGCACCGATCATTGCGGGCGGCTTCGCATCGGGTGCGATCGGCGGAGCTGGCGCGGCAGGCGGTGATGCTGGTTCGGCCGGCGGCGGCCTATCCGGACTGTTCGGTGGTGGCAGCAGCACGGGCGGTGCGGGTGGCCTCACGGGATTTTTCAGCGGTCCGGCGGCATATGGAGATTCCGGTTTGACCGGCGGCGTCAGCGCGGGCGGATCGGGACTCGATGGGGCGCTCGGCGGAGATCTGGGTGGTTCGCTGGGGGCATCGCCGACAGGGCTGTTCAGTGGCCTTCTGCCCGGTGGCGGCATGACTGGAACATCGAGTGGTGCGCTCGGTGGTGGTCTATCAGGCGACGTTGCTGGAGGGGCTGGTATTGGCGGCGCGTCGATGGGCGGCTTGAACACCAGCGCCATGACGAACATCCTGCAACAGGTTCTGCAGCAGCAAAGCAAGAGCAAACAGCAGCAGGCGCAATCTGAATCGCAGCAGACGACGCCAAATTTCACGCCCAGCAACGCGGCCGTGCAAAACCTGCTGCTGCAGCAACAGAACGTGGCGAACACACAGGCATTAGCTCAAGCGCTGGCCCGAAACCAGCAGCGTCGTAACGGAGGGGCATATGGCTACTAGCGCGGCACCGGGGATGGCGGTTCTTCCGCAGTATCAGGGGGATCTCTATACCCTTCAGACGAAGCAGGCACTTGCCCAGGCGTTGATGCAGCAATCGATGCAGCCTCAACAGATCCAGGCAACGGGCTCGGGTCCATACACGGTCATGCCGAAATATTCGATCGGCGCAGGCCTCGCACAACTCGGTCAGGCATTAATCGGCGCGAAGCTTCAGCAACAGGCATCGCAGGGCCTGCAAGGACTTGGGAGCGCGCAATGGTCCATG